CCAACATACATACCATGGTCGTAGTGCCATACACGAACTACGTTAGATCCAGAAACAGTCTGGAATGGATCTACTTCAATTTTGTCGTATGGTAAAACGTCGTTTACAAATTGAATATTACCGACCACGTTAGTGTTAAACTTAGCACGATAGATTGTAAACTTAATGTCTTGGTTTTGATCTGGAGTCCATGTGGAAGCATTCTGAGACTTGAACATAACACCAGCGTATGGTTGCTGAGAAATTGTTCTTCCAGAAGTTCCTGGGATTTCATCTCCTACTTGAGAGATCCAAATTTTGTAATTGTTAGAGTCTGATTGTAAAACGAAACAATACTCAGAGTTATCCTGAACGTATACTGGAGTCGTGAAGTTGAATCTAGTAGGTGTATCGTAAGAAGGATACTGAGAACCAGAACCATCTGTCATAGTAACCAAGTTACTAGAAAGATTAACTTTAGATGGATCTAGAGTAACACGACTGAACGGCAGAACATTTTTACCTGGAGATCCGTTAACCATTTCACGGATTTCTAGTGTAACAGGAATTCTATCGTCTTTAGTTGCAAAGAAGATATCGATGCCAGTTAAGAACGCACCACCCTTTTGCTGTACCAAGAACGATTGAGCTAATGGGTCATACCAACCAGTGTCAGAAACTAAGCGTTCTGAGGACTGGTAAATTGTCTGACGTGCAGCTGGGTCATCGTTAGGACCAACGACTTCTTTAACGATTTCTGCGTTACGAACAGCATTAACTGTGGCTTGTTTAGTTTCTAGAATACCTTCTGCACGATAGATACCACGTCCACGTGAAGTCCACTGACCAGTAGAAGTAGAAGAGTCGATTAGTTTCAACTCACGTGCGCCAGTACGGAAACGAACAGCGTCAGTGTTAGGGATATAGAACAGGAAGTTTAACTGTCCTTGTTTATTTGTTGTTAGAGTCGTAGGTGTTGATGTGCTAATAACAGTACCAGTTGCACCAGAAACAGAACCTGTGAATGTTTGTCCGTTTGTGAATGTTCCAATAATGTTAGCCAAATCTAAAATATTAGCACCAGTATCTGGGTCGGTAGAAATACCAACAACTACAGCAGAGCCAGAGTTATTAGAAGTAGTAATAACATCACCACGATTCAAACATACCTGTGAGTCACCAGAAATACGACGTTTTGTTTCAGAAGCAGAACCGCCTACGTTAGTAGTAATATCAAAAGTTCCAGTTCCTGCAGTATAAACAAGTTTTGTCGCTGGTGTTATGTATGAATTTACATCGATGTCATCAAAGTAACCATAGAAACGTGTTTGTGGTTTTAGACCTTTAACCTGAACCAAAACATATCTAGAACGGATGTATGGAATAATCGCAGTAGAAACTGTTCTATCTGCTACTTGTTCATAATCAGTTTTAGCCTGTAGAGTAGAACGAACACCAGTGCGAGACTGTCCGATTGCAGTAGCTTGAATTTCTGTAGTAACGATACGGTGTGCCCAACCTGGAGCTTCAGGTCCAAGACCGAATTGCGCATCTAAAGCTGCACCACCATCACCAGAACGACGATCTGCTTCGTATCTCTTTGTTCCTGTTGTTACTGGTTTACCGATCCATTCAGTTTCCCATGGATTCCAAATGGTTCCATATCCAGCTTGTCCAATGATACCAGAACGAATCGCTAGGTCACGAATTAAACTGTAGTTACCTTCAACCTGCTGAACTACGTCTGGTAAGCGAGAAGTTTCAAACCAGTCGTCAGAAGGTGGGTTGATTTCGACATTACCCAAGAAAGTGTAGATAGCGAATGGGTTAATATTCTCCAAACGAGAAGCAAAGTCCTGCTTGATCAACACTGGAGTATCAATGATAGGTAAAGTGATAACATCACCATTCAATTGATAATTAGAAGCTGCACGTTGAGATGTGTTAGAGTTTTTCTCCAACAAATTAACGTTGTACATAGTGTAGTATGGGCGAAGTTGGTTATTCTCCATATCGATAGAACAGAAGTAGTCTACAGATTTAGAGTTACCGATGTTATTACCGCTGAAGTTATCAACGATAAATCCATTCTTCATTCTATCCAGACCCTTAGAGTCTGTGATCTTCATAGATTGGGTTTCTTGCTCTAGAAGAGAAAGTGCTGTGTAGTATTCTAAGTTGTTGATACGGCTTTCTAATTTACCGATATCACGCATTGTATAGCGTTTGTTTTCTACTTTAGATACAGCAATTGATTCTTTAGAGAATGTGTAAGGTTCGAAAGAAAGGTTGTAAAGAACCATACCCAATGCTGGGTCTTGTGGTTCACCTGGATCGATAGATGGTACGCCTTTAATATCGAAGAACTTACCGTTGAAGTCTACTGCAATTTTATCCTTACGTGCCAAATAGTAGCTGTAATCAGAAGACACGTTTTCGCCACGCTTTGGAATCAAAGAAATGGAAGAGCCAGTAGATACAAAGTTTTTAACAGTGCCAGCAGATTTATTGGCAACACGTGGACGGAAGTCTAACGAATCACGTAATACCACTGGAATTTTATTGTAATCGATACCACTGTAAGAGTTTACATCGAAATAGTCGCCAACACCATGTTCAAAATACTCGTATGTAACCTGAACTGGATTTGAAGGGGAAGTGTAAGAAGCCTTTAGATTCAAACGACCCCAGTCGTAGTGAGTGATGCGTTGACCATTGTCAAAATCGTAACGATCAGAAATATCTACTGTAAACAGACTAGAACTTAGAGTAGTGTTAGACGCTTGGAATGTAGTACCACTAGCCATTTTAATGCTAGTAACACGGAACACGTCAGCTTTATCGAGATAAAGAATAGCTTGTTGAGCTAAAGCTGCTGTGTTGAATTGCTCAGTCACAGTTGTGAGAGTTTTAGTCTTTTCGTAACCAGAACCAGTGCGCTGCACAGCTGCGATAACAGTCATCGAATGACCAGATTGCGGTGATGGTAAAGTAATAGTTACACTAGAACCGATAGGAACGATAGAAGTTGGTTGAATAACCGCACCACCTACTGTAATATCATTATCTACTACGATGTAGTTAGTCAAACCAGAGGCTGGCATGAATGTTCCAGAAGTGCTCAATGAGAGAGTTTGTCCAGAAGCATTCTGTGTAAATTTTTGATAGCAAATATATGTTGTGTTATTAATACCACCAGTACCAGCAGAACGATTAGAACGAATTGCATAGTTTGGAAGCGCAAACACTAGACTGCTATTTTGAGTCTCATTTAACTGAGTAGTTGCAAGAGAATATGCTTTACCAGTAAATGTGCCAGTGTTTAGCGTTAATCCGTTTTGAGAACTTGGAGTAGCAGTAACACGATACATTACTCCATCTACCACAACATAATCGCCAGAAACTAAATCTGTTTGGAACGATGTACCAGTACCAGTAACAGAACCAGTAGCAGCAGTGATAGAACCGATAAGTGGTGTTAATACTGGATTAATATCTGCTTCGAAAGAAACATTAGGATCTCCAGAAGAAACGCTGTAGTAGAAAGACTTAACATTACGGTTAAAGTCTTTACCAGAGTTCATTTGAATATCAAACAAACCTAGCTTGTAGATAGCAGTTGCGCCGTAAGAAGCGCCACCATGCCATTCCATAAATCTAACACGTGCAGTACCGATTTGGTTACCAGCAGCAGTTCCTGGTGATCCAGATCCTGCAACCTGATCACGTAAAGAAATCGTATCTAGTGTATCAATAGGAGGAAGGTTATTAACGTTCGTTACAAGAACATAGTTACCTACTGTTGGTTGAATAATAGCACCAACCTGTTGGTCATAATCACGTGCTTTTTCTACTGTTACGTAAGTTGTAGAATCTTTTTGGATCTCGTAACCACGAACATAAGCCTTTCCAGGCTCTAAACCGATAGCAAGTTTAGTTTCATCTCCACCTTGTGCTGGTGTGTAAATACCACGATTATATTCTGGGCTATCAGTCCATTCCCATTTAATACCAGTAGACCCTGGACCATCGTACGAAGCGCCAGAAGTATGTGTTGGAGCAGTAGTTACTGAAGAACCTGAGTTCTTAGCTACATATGTGTTAGCACCATTCGTTACGATATCACCAGACAAATATGCAGTAGTTTGAGTCCATGCACCACGATTATTGTTGCGATGCTCTCTAATATCAATACCGAAATCACGAACAGTATAGTCACCAGATTCGTCGTATGTTCTACGTGCGAGTTCGTCGCCCAGTAAAGAATAATCTGTTTTATCTACAATGGTTTTAATTGCACCAGAATCAACACGGATCAATTCTACAAAGTTCAAATCATCAGTAGAATCAATAGCTAGTTTGGATAGAGTTAAGTCAATGTAATAGCGGTGCGCACCTGGAGCAGCAAAGTTATAGCTGTTTTGCGCATTGTCTAGTAATGTTTCATCTTCTTCTGGAGTGATAACACCTTCAGTGACTGTTAAACCAATTCTGTAAGAAGGAGTATTGGTATACTTGTCTAGAACGATAGTTTGTTCTTCTACCAAACAAAAATGATCGTTGATGTAATAAACACCACGCTGAATAGTAGCAAGAGAACCCTTACCAGTAGGTGATGTAGAAGCTGCTTGGAAATAGTAAATTCCATCTTCAGTATGAATAACTTCATTAGCAGCGAATGTTTTAGTTACTGTATCAGTACCACCAGTTGTATAACGAATATACAAAGTAGTCGGTTCAGTACCTTCAGCATCTTGAGTCTTAATAACTTGAGCAGTGACGCCACTAGAACCGACAATAGTAGCACCTTCGAGACTTGAGATAAATGTCTGTACGGCTACTCCGTTGTAGCTAACCTGCAGCGTAACGTAATCTGCGCCTTTGTTTGGTTGTGTTACTGTTTCTACAGAACATTGTCCAGGGATGACCATCGCACCTTGTTTGAAGATTGCTGACCCGTGACGAGAAATCTGCTTTTGCAGAATAGTCTGCATTTGAGTAAGTTCACGAGCCTGTACAGCAAACGAAGGACGGTACAGAATACGATAAAATTTCTTATTCTCGTCGTAGTCGTCGTTATACGGTTCGGTATTGAAATCGATCATTCTTTTTACTCTTCTAAGTTATTTTTTATTTATTAGAACTTAATAACAGTTCTTAATGTTACTGTCTGGTCTGCAGTAGGTGTGAACGCTTGTTTATTGTCGATAAACAATAAGTGACCAGAATATTTATCAACCGTAGGAGCAGTAACTCCAGAAACAGCAAAAGTATTTGATGTTGGGTTTAAGAAAATGTTACCAACTTGAGGCACAGCATTATCCAGAGACTGAACCAACATACCAGTCGTGGTTAATGCAACGATACGGAATCTAGAACCTGTAGAAGATCCCAGTCTAATTAACATATCCTGAGAGAAAGTACCAGTGTCAACAAACCCAGTTAGAACATAACAGGCAGATGCCAAAGAACTCTTTAAGTTACCATAAGAACCATACATACGTGGGTTCTTAATAATACCCAACTGACGGAAGTCGTTGTTTACGTTAAATCCTTGGTTTGTATCTTTAGAGATATTAGTGTAGAACATTAATGTTCTCGTGAACATACCAGTAATTGGATCTTTACCATGTCCACCATAAGGAGCACGGACTGGTCTAGCTTTTGCACCATATCCAGAACCACCGATAGTTACATTAGCCCAGCGATAGCCAGTACCGTAACTATCAACAACAATTTTCTTGATAGCACCACCCTCAACGATAGCATGCGCAGCTGCTCCAGAACCATCACCCTCGATAGTTATCGTAGGATTATTACCGTATCCAAAACCACCAGAAATAACTGCATAAGCCATGATACGACCATCTGGAGTCAACAACTCTGTGTTAGCCTGTAGGGTATTAATATCACCTGGAGAAAGGTCTGCTCTAATTGACGCACTATCTCCATCTCCAGTCACAGTTAAGTTGGCGTATGTGTAACCAATACCACCATCATCGATCTGTACTCCAACGATTTGTCCATTTTGTAAAACTGGAATTAGTTTAGCTTCTGATTTAACACCAACGAAGTATGCTCTTGCACCAGATCCACCAGAAACTGGTTGAATAGAAATAGCTGGTAAAGAAGAATATCCAGACCCATACTTTAGGGTAGCTGTAGCTGTGGCTGGTGCTCCAACATATGTTAGAATCGCAGTTCCATTAGTTGCAGCGCCAGATGTATGCGTAGGAGCAGTAGAGCTAGATGTTCCAGCAGTTGTTACAGTATACAAACGGCTAGAATAGAAAATCTGCTGTCCGACAGTATACGCTGTGGTGGCAGTCCATTGTGTTCCGAAAACTACGCTCGGAACACTGGTGTATCCAGTTCCAGAATTTGAAATAACAACTTTAGAAACCCCTGTACCACTCATGACAGCAGTACCTACAAAACTAGAACCGCTACCGCCACTCAATGAAACAGTAGGTGCAGATGTATATCCAGATCCAGGGTTGGAAATGATAATATCTAAAATAGATCCGCTAAGAACAATACCTGTTACAACACCACCACTAGTAGTTACTGTACCAGTAGCACGTGTTCCAATATACTTCAGGGCTGCTGTTCCGTTTGAAACGATGCCAGACTTATGTGTTGGACCTGGAGAAGCCAAGACACCAGACATGGTAGCTTCATACAAATTATTATTGTATTCTACCTTCTGGCCAAGCAAAATAGCAACACCACTGGTCCATGCGTTTGCACCAGCAAATGGTGGATCGATTGTGCAAGTAGCACCAGAAGTATAACCAACTCCAGGTGTGTTAATTTGCACGTTCTGTAGAATCAATGGATCTGATTCACGATATCCGTCGCCAGCTACAGAAATGTTAGCGAAGGTATAATTTTGTCCATTGTTCTCAAGAACAACGTTTAGAATCTCACCACCAGAATAGAACTGTGATCGTAGTGAGTTAACGACTGGCATGTAAACGTCAGTCAAGAATTTATTACGAAGCGCAATAGGAATACTATACAAGTATTTCCACATGTATCCGTCTGGCATAATAACTGGATCTACAACAGTACCGATAGGTTTGTAAGTAGAAATGGCGTTATTGTTGTTGTCAAGACATTTGTACACGTTGTACTCGTCTGTTATGACCACGGAGTTAATATCTTCTAATCGTTGTGCACCAGAGTATGCAATAGCAACGTTGGCTGTTGCAGATGCGCCTTCACCACCACCACCTGAAATAATGACTGTTGGTGTAGAAGTATACCCACGTCCACGATTCACCATATCGATGGATATGACAACACCGTCCGCAACTACAGGAACCGCAACTGCGCCAGTTCCACCGCCACCAGTGATTGTAATGGTTGGTGGATCAGAATAACCATATCCACCAGAAATTAAGTTAATACCTTGCACTTCATCACTATATTGATCATCATACATATCCCAGATCTGACCAGAAACCCAGTCAACACGATTAGTTACGAATGCAACGTCTGTTGATTTGATTTCTTTCATAGTAATAATTTCGTTACGAATCTGAAGTTCATAATCGAAACTATCAATAGGATAGGGTGGTGTTTGTTCATCATCCCAAGTAAGTGTTCTACCTAGGAAGTAATAATATCTCGCATTTCTATTCTGGATCTCGTCGTATAACGCCTGAGCAATAGAATTATGAAGCGGAGACTTCAATAGAGATGAAGTTGCCATTTAGAAGCCCTAAAATTAACTTACTGTAATAACCCAAGTAACAGCGATAGAGTCACCAGCTGCCTTGTTAACAACTGGGAAAGTAGTACGGCAAAGCATAGTACCACCAGCAGCTGCAGCAGTGGATGGGTTGAAAATGCCTGC